TTATCCCTTCGGCAGTACCAGCCCGCCGGTGTAGCTTGTGCCATCCGGCAGCACGATGCCGCTCTCTGTCTCAGCATTCAGCGCATCGTAGACTTTCTGCCCCACGCTGGTGCTGTACGGGTTTTTCGCAGGCTTCCAGCTCTTGTTTGCCAGCTGCCACAGTGCAGCCTGCTGCGTCACCGTCAGGCTCTGCCCGCCTCCTGCTCCCGGCAGCACGATGCCGTTACCGCCGCCGCCCATAGAATCAATGGCCGCTTCCACCTCTTCCTGCTTGAACGTGCCGTTGCCGTCAAAGTCGAACTTCGGCAGCAGCTCCCGGAATGAGACATACGCTTCCGGTGTCACGCCATAGCTGTATCCCGTCTGCAGCTTGCTGTACTCGCTCTCCTGCATCATCTCGCCCAGCACGCTCATCTGCTCTTCGGTGCTCAAGCCCGCATCCACCACTGCGCGGTAGCGCTGCAGGCCGCTCACGCTGTCCTTGCCGTCCTCCGGCTCCAGTGCGTTCAGGCTGTTTGCCAGCTCATAGGCTGCGTCATCACTCAGTCCCGCCGAAACGAAGCTGTCGTACCGTGCCGCCTCCGCCGGAATCTGACTGTAATACTTGAAGCAGTCCCGCACGGTTTCCGCCTGCTCTGCGGCCAGATTCTGACTGTTCACCCAGCGGGAGAACTCCACCGCCTTCTCTGATGCGCCGCTGTACTTCTCGTTGACGGTGGTGTACTCGTTCTGCACCTTCAGGAACGTATCAAATCCCAGTCCCGCCTGCTCGAATGCCATAATGTCATCGTCTCGGCTCGTGGTGTAGCTGCCGTCTTCCTGCTTCTCGCCGAATAGGTATCTGTACATCTCCCGCTTCTCGTCGTCCGTCAGTGGGCTTTCTGCCAGTGCGGTGCGCTTTGCGTTGGATGCTTCTGCTCCTTTCAGGCTTCCCGCGTTTTTAACATCCAGCAGTACCTGCGTCACCGCGCCCATGTCTGCGTCGCTGTCGGCCAGTGCGTCCATCAGCTCCCGTTCCTTGTCGGTTGCCATCAGCCCATAATAGGCCACGCTCTTTCCGTCGCCGGAGATGTCTGCGGCCTGCAGCACTCTTCGTTCTGCTTCGGCCTTGCTTTCCGTCTCCGTTTTCTTTGTTCCACGCAGTTCCTTCAGCAGGTTGTACGCATCTTCTTCCGGCACGCCAGCCTCCGTCATTCCCTGATAGGCAGCAGTCTCTTTTGCGCCGAAGCTCTTGAATCCGCTCTCTACCCAGTCCCTTCCGGTCTTCAGTGAGGTTTTGCCGAACAGCATGGCTTGCCCCGCGTTCAGTGCGGCCTGCCACGGGTCATCGTTGTATACCGGGTACTGTAGCAGATCATTGCCTTCTGCATCCACCGAATAGCTTCCGCCTTTGATCGTGGCGCTCAGTCCTTGGTAAATCTTCTTCAGCTGTCCGCCGCCGAACGGAAGCGCCAGATAGGTCAGCGGGTTCATCAGCTCTTTGCCAGCCGTGGCCAGCTTCTTCTTGGTGCTCCATGTGTCGCTCGTCACAGTCTTCAGCAGGTTGTCCCAATCCGGCAGAGCGCTGCTGATCGGTACGCGCCCACCGCCCAGCACGCCGCCGATGAACGGCAATTCCTCCGCCACATCGCCCAGCGTTTCGGTCACGGTGTCGTAGGCGTTTTTCTTCTCCGTCTCAAAAGACGGCATATCGCCTGTCACAGCACCTACGCCCAGCTCCACAAGGTTCGGCAGCTCATATCCGGTGATGTCGCCCACGGTGTCGTTCAGGATGCCCAGCGGGTCAAGCGCCGGTCTGCGCCCGATGAAGTATTCGTAGACTTCATCATACAGCCATGCGCCGAGGAAGAACTTGAACAGCGCCATCGCCAGCGCCGCCAGCCCCTTCTCCTTGTATGCGCGCGGCATATCCTTGAAGAGATAGCTCAACTGGTTGTTGACCTCCAGCTGGAACTGCGTGAAGACCTTCGTCAGCGGATTGCTCCGATTGAACAGTGTCGGCGTGGAGCCTTTGCTGCGGTCAGCCATCACGCCCGCCGTCCAGTTGTCCGCCTCCGTCATGGCGGCAGTCTCGCTCATCCCGCGCTTCAGGTTCTGGTTGTACCGCGCACGTACCAGACTTCCGGCGGTAAACTGGTCGATATACTCCATCGGCGAAGACATGGTGGCCGATGCTTTCTGTGCCCATGTCCGCACCAGCGGGTCGCTGCCCTTACGGTTTGTCAGGAAGGCAGACGCATCCACAATGCCGTCGTTTTCTTTGAAGCTCTGCAGCGTCTGCCACATGCCGCGCAGCAGTTCCCCACGGTCAAGCATCGCGCCTCCCTGCGTCAGCGGGATGAAGTTGGTCAGCCACGATGCCGGGTTAATGGCCACCATGTTGGCAGCCACGCGGCTCTCCAGTCCCTTCACAAGGTTGTACATGTTTCTGCCCAGCGCCTGCTCCATGTTGCGGTCTGCGCGGCTCTTCTTGTTGGCCAGCAGGTTGGTGTACTCCTCCAGCTCCACCACGAAGTTCGACAGCGCAAACCGCCCGTCTTCGTAGATGCTGTCGATCTTGCTGCGTTTCTCTTCCTCTGTCAGCCGCGTGTCGGCGTACACCGTGTCCACCTGCTTGCGGATGCCCTCGTCGCCGGTGCGGTAGCGCGCCTGCGTCGCCAGTGCCCGCAGCTTCTGGATGTTGTCGGTCTGATAGATAACGTCCGCCACGCCCTCGATGTATCGGTCGAAGCCCTCCACCGCGTCATAGGCCGTGTCGAAGCCGAGGCGCTGCTGTGCATTGCCGAACCACTGGATGCCCGGTCGGAAGGTGTGCGTCAGTCCGTTGATGGTGGTGGGCAGTGCCGTCACCTGTGTGTCAATGCCCAATGCCCTGCCGAACAGTCCCATGATGCCGTCGCCGTCACCCGGCTGGAAATGTGGGAAGTAGCCGCTGCGGTAGTTCACTGGCTCGTACCCGTTGCGTACTCTGGCCTCGTTCATCTGCTGGAACAGCTCGTCGTAGATGCTTCGGAACTCCTCCACCGCGTGCTCGATCTTTGCCTTGTCCAGCTGCGGGTTCTGCTTCCACATCTCCTGCACAATACCGCGCCAGTCGCTCAGCGTCTTGCCGTCCCGCTCCGCCATGCGCCCTCTGCTGTTCTCCAGCATCCGGATGTTGTCCATCGCTTCGCCCAGCAACTGCACGGCGTGCGCTTCAGAGATTTTCCCCACCTTCTGCATGGCCTTCGTTTCTTTGGTGCTCAGGTTCAGCGCCTGTACCCGCTCGCGCATTTTGTTCTTCAGTCGCGTGGACTTTGCCTGCGCCTCGTGCACCGGTGTGAAATACTCTGCAATGATCTCCTGCGCCAGCTTCTTGTCCTTCACGATGTCAAGGATATTGCGCTCCATCGTTTCGCGGGAATAGAGAATACCAGCTTTCTTGTCCTTCCAGTCGTTTGCTGTCTCTAAGAACTTGTCCGCCTCTTCCCGCAGCTTCGCCCGCTGGCTCTGCTTGTACTCCGTCAGCAGCTTCACCAGCCGTTCATACTCCGTCGTAGCCTCGTATACAGCGGTGATGCCCTTCACATTGTCCGTCTTCGGGTCAAGGTGCTCCAGCTCGATCTCGCCCTTCAGCAGCCGTCCCAGCTGCACATTGTCGTGGTCGGTCAGCAGGTTCTTCGCTTTTGCTTTCTCCGATTCCCACCGCGCCTTCTTCAGCTGCTTGTAGGCTTCTGTGACCTGTTCTGTTGTCATCGGTGTCTCCGCCGTCGCGTTTGCCTTTGCCGCACGCTCGTCAGCATAGCGTTTCACAGTGCGCAGGTCTCCAATGGTGTCTCCGATGGCAGCATCAAAGTCATTCTTCGCCCAGCGCTTGAACTCCTCCGCATCCCGTCCATAGTATTCGCTCAGGGATTTCTCCGTTTTTTCGATGCTCTGCGCCACTTCAAACATGCGCACCAGCTGGTCAGCCGGATGCGTCAGATCATCCGGGAACAGCTCCGGTGCCATGTCCTGCAGCTCCTGATACGCCACATCCACCGGCAGCCCGCCCTCGTTGACGATGCGCAGCCGCCCGAAGGCGCTCTTTCTGAAGTCATTGAAGTCCGCAATGTCGTGCTTGTCTTCCTCCGATATGGTCACAGCCTGCGTGCGAAGGTGATCTTTGATGTCCTTATACTGCTGGTAGAACTCCTCATCCACCACAATGCCCTCGCTGTATGCCTGCTCAAACAGCTCCGCCGCCGTCTCTTCCGAAACGCGCCCGGTGGTCAGGTACTCCTCGCTGATCTGCTGCGCGATCTTCTGCAGGTATTCCCTCTGTGCAAAGCGCGGCACGCTCAGCGCGCGGCTTACGCGCCCAACAAGGGCGTTTTCAGCCCGCTTCAGGTAGTCCTGTGCCTTCTTCGGCAGCGATGTACGGATGCTGTTCTTCTTCTCTTCGTCCTCCGCCGTCGGCAGCGTCGCCTCCGCCGTTTCCTCCTCTGTGACGGAATATTGCAGCGTCCGTTCATCAGTTGGCATGGTGAAACGCTCCACCACCGCATCGCGGTTTTCATAGCTCAGCGGCAGCAGGTTATGCACCCGCACCTCCGCGTCAGACCATGTGCCACCAAAGTCCTGCCCGGTCAGCGTCAGCTCTCCGATCTCGCTCTTGGAATACTTGTTGGAGGAATCGAACAGCAGCACCGGGATTTGTTCCACGCCTGCATTCCGCATGGCCACCGCGCGGTGCCGCCCCTCATGTCCCTGTACCTCTCCGGTTTCGTGGTCGATGTTCAGCTGGATAGGCTGCCACCTTGTGGCTTCGCCCAGTTTCTCCGCGTCCAGTTCCTTGCTGTGCTGCTCCACGATCTGCCGTCCGCCCTCGCTGGTAGTCAGGTTCAGGAAGTCATCCGGTGTCATGTAGGCAATGTACGCCTTCGCATACTTCGGGCTGCTCTTTGCTGCATAGTCTCTCAGATAGGTGTCAATGGTGCTTTCCTTCAGTTTGACCGCTCCGTCATACTCTCCGCCTTCGCTGATAGAGAACCGGATGTCCGGATTGTCTGTCGGGTTTTCGTTGGTGACGCTCTTGATCTGTTCCGGGGAGAAGGCGATGTATACCGCGTCCGGCGTTCCGTTGTCGTCCATCTCGATGTCAGTGGACTTTACGATGATACCGTCATGCCCGCCTTCCTGCGCCCAGCGCTTCAGGTCTCCGTGCCGGATGTCTGCCTGTCCGATTGCACTGCCCCAGCCTTCGTCCTCAATGACAAGTGGGTTTTTCAGGTTCAAATAAACCTGCATGATTTCCCCCTTGCCCTTGTAGCCGGTCGCCTCTCGTGCATACCCGGTTGCATCCTCAATGTATGGGCTAAAGTAAAATCCGAGATCACTGCCTCTGTCTGCAAAGTTTTCCCCGATGTGTGCCTTATCGAAGACCGTAAACTTTGTTCCGGTTCCATGGTAGAGCGTCAGCAGCCGTCCCTCGCCATCCACCGCTTTGCTGTCCTTGAAGAACTCTTGCTGTGCTTCCGTCAGCTGCCTGCCGTTACTGTCCTCGCTGATGGAGAACTTCACCCCCTCCAGCCCGTTCACCAGTGCCTTCCGCTGTTCGTCGTTGCCGGTCTCGTACTGTATGATGTTCACGCCCGTGGCCGCCTTCACCGCTGCGATCTCTTCCGCCGGTGCGCTGGTTGGCGCGATGATGGCCGCCGCCTCGCTGAAGGGGACTACTCTCTGCGCCTTCGCCTCGTAGTATCCCGTAGGGATGTTGGCTGCGCGGTCAATGAGCGCAAGGATGCTCTTGGCGTGCCCGTCGGATATGGCATAACCTTCCTTGCGGAACGCCGCCTTCACCGCCGCCACGGTTTTCTTCCCCTTGGCCGCTTCTGCGATGATGCCGCTCAGGTTTTGCTCCTCCTCGAAGCTGTTGTCGTACTTGTGCATCGTGGTGAGCATCAGATCGTTCACCACACGGTCAAGATAGATGCCGATGTCTCGCAGCGCCTTTGCGTGTTCCTCTTCGCTCACCGTGCGCAGTCTCGCCTCGTCCGCGTGCATCTCGTCCACGTTCCGGTATTCCCGTGTGGCCGTCGCCGCCAGCGTCTCCGGCGTGATGCCGTATACATTTGCGCCTTTGGCTGCGGCCATATTCATTGCCTTCACGATGTTCTCGGCCGTGTAGTCCCAATGCGTCTCCGCAAAGCTGCGCCTGCCGCGGTCCGTCACTGCATCCTCGCCGTTGTAGATGCCCCGCTCGCCCAGCAGCCCCTCCAGCTGTGGCTGCACCCAGTCTTTCACCGTCCGCAGCGCATCGTTCCAGCTTCCGCCCGGCGCGATCATCTCCATCATCTTGGCCGCCGTGGCTTCCTTGTCGATCTCGCCCGCGCTTCCGCCGCTCTCATAGAACTCCTGCGTGCTCCGGATGAAGTCCTCCACCCGGTTAGGGAACACGTTGTTCTTCATGTAGTAGTCGATGCGCTTCTCCTTGGATTCCGGTCTGCGGTTCAGGAAGTTGGCGTGTTCCTCTGCATAGACCTCCCGGATGGCCTGTTCCGCCGGTTTCATCTCTTCCGCCGTCAGGCGCTCGCCGGTCATCAGCTTCACCGCCAGCCGCGCCACTTCCTGTTCGCCCACCGCGTCGAGGTACCGCTGAATGGTCGCGTTGCTGAAGAAACGGTCGAACTGCTTGTCACGGTACACCGGTTCAAGGCTCTTGCCCTCGCTCTGAAGGAATGCCGCTTGCACCTCCGGATGGTTCGCCAGCTTGTCGGCGATCTCTTCCGGCTCCCATCTGGTCTCATTCTCCAATCCGATCTTGCCCAGCGTGCCACTGCCTTGGAAAACGCCGCCCGCAAACTGGCTGGACAGGTTCTTGATGTTCTCATCGAACGCCCGCCGCGCCTCGTAGTTCACCTCGCGCTCCACCAGCGCATTGTCCTTTGTCGGTGTCCATGCGTCGCCGCCGTACACCTTGTTACGCGGGTCTGCCTCCGGGTCTATGGTGACACGCGGGAACACTACGCTGGTATCTCCGTACTTCGTGTGCCCCTCCGCCGCGTCCACGATGGCCACGGAAGGGGATGGGATGCCGCCCCAGTTCAAGGCCGCGTCACGAATAACAGACCAGTCCTTGTTGTGTACGGCAATCAGGTCTTTCGTCCGCTCCACCGGCTCGTCGATGGAGAAGCGCTTCTTGACAGGCGGCAGCTTCTCTGCTACACTATCGTCAGAGACGGATGCAGTGCTTCTGGCAGCTCCCGGTGACGGGTTCGTGCTTATTGCTGCATCCGCCTCTTTTTCTGTAAAAGAGGTCGGCTGCAGGTTTAGCACATCGTACAGTGCCATGCTTCCATTTTTCTTCGTGCCTACCACCACGTCCGCCGTGTAGTCGTTTCCGCCCACTCGCAGCAACACATTACCTCTGGCGAAGTCCGTGATTCTGTCCTTGCGCGGATGGTTTAGCCCTTCGTTCACCCAGTCCGTCGTTGCGCGCAGGATTTCGTCGGCATTGTCCGTGGCGCGTAGCTTGTCCGCGTGCAGCTGCGGGTCGTTGTTATAGAGCCACTGCATGTACCGGGAGAAAGTCATCTCCTGTCTGCTTCTGCCGTCAATCTGAATTTCATTGTTCCCCACGGTGATGCCGTTGGGGAACTTTTTCTTCAGGTTCTCCTTGACGGTCTTCACCCAGTCTGCCTCCGGCACGCCCGCAAGGATGTCCTGTTCCACCTCCACGAACGGCTTGTTGTCCGTGGTCTTTCCGATGGCGTATCCATCCCCACTGTCAGCAAATACCGTGTCCTCGCTGCCATAGTCAGGCGATGTCTCCCGGCGCTCCTGCGCCGTCAGCTCCCGTCGCTTCGCAGTGTCCCGCGCCTCGATCTCTCCCGCCGTGTCGCGGTACAGGTCGGTCGGCATCCGGCCTCCGTTCCTCGCGTTGCGGTCGATGCTGTCCCGCAAGCTGTACCAGTCCCATACGCGGTCGCCGTACTGTTCCTCCAGCTGGTCTCTGCGCTCGTCGTATCGCACCCACTCCGGCGGGTCTGGCTCGATCTGCTCCCATGTGTTCAGGTCAACCTTCCCGCGCGGCACCTTCGGTGCCATGGCATCCAGCTCTTCCATAGCCGCAACGAACTGCGGGTCGCTCTCCCGTATCTGCTCATACTGTTCCTGCAGTCGTGCGCCCTCGCGCCGTTCCTCCGCCGTCCTGCTGTCAAATCCGTTTTCCATTCTCCGGTTCCAGTAGGCGGGGTTTGCCCCGCTGGCAAATCCTTCCCGGCTCTGGATGGCGTGCTGCACCTCATGGATGAGAGAGTTCAGCAGCGCCTCCGGTCTGTTCTTCAGGTCGCGGCTCAGCTCGATGCTGTCAAACTTCCGGCTGTATCCGCCGTTCTGTCCGTCCTCCAGCGTGTGGAATGTCACGCTCAAATCCGCCATATCCGGATAGGCTTCAAACAGCTCCGGCGCATCCACCAGCTCTCCCAGCGTGGTGTAGTTGGGAATATCCGCCGCGTCGGTGCGCAGCTGCATCCTGCTGTCGTTGATCTCGAAGCGCCACTTGCCGTCCATACCTTCGTGCCAGCCCGTTGCCTTGCGGATGCTCTCCATGTCGGCTCCCGCCTCCTGCATCGCCTGCGCTTCCCGCAGGCTTTCAAGGTTCGCGCCGTTGGCGTTCGCCCCGGCATAGCTGTGCTGCAATCCGCCCAGCCCCTGCTGCATGTCGATCTCCGGGTCATACATGTCGTTGAACGCCGCTTCTGCATCCTCTTCAGAGATTTCCCCGTTTGCCATCTGCCGCTGCAGCGTGTCCATGTTCTGCGCCTGCGCAGCGGCTCGCTGCTGCATGTCTGCGGTGAAGCTGCTCTGTGTCTCCTGCAGGGCACTCTGGTAATAATTCTTTGCCTTCGTCAGGAACGCCCGCTCCTGCGCGTCGCTGTTGCCCAGCTTTGCCAGCAGCTCGTTGATAAACTGCAGGATGCGCCGTCCCAGCGTCCGGTTCTGCTGCACCATGGCGCGGATGCTCTGCTCGTCGGTCAGCAGATACTTTTCCACATACTCCGCCACGATCTCCGAATCAATGGCCGCGTTGTCCGTCAGGTTCTCGCCGTGTCGCGCATACAGTTCCGCCTTCTGCTGCCGCATGGCCTGCAGGTCTCCGCCGGTCTGCCGGATGCGGTTCAATACCAGCTTCTGCAAATCGCTGTAGCTTCCGCTTGCCTCGATGCTGTGCGTCAGTTCGTGGCTGATGATCTGCGCCACCGGGTTCTGGCTGCGTGCGTTGACATAGATTTTTCCGTCTGCCGGGTTGTAGTAGCCGTTGTGCATTCCTCCGGTGCTATCCGCGCCTTCGTCGAAGAACACCACCTCGCGCCCCACGATGTTGGCGATGCGCTGTACCTTGGCGACGGTGTCCTCGTCTACGCCCGCAAGAATGCCCGTGCGTTCCGTTTCCGTCTCGGCTCTCGCAGCCCTCTGCCGCGTTTCCGCCTGTTCCGCCGTCGGCAAAACGCCCAGCCGATCAGCCTCCATGGTCTCTCTCAGCGGCGCAGGTTGGCGTTCCTGCTCCGTTGTGCGCTGCTGCGTCTGCGTTTCTGCCTGCTCAGCTGTCGGCAGTTCCGTTCCGCCGGTCTCTTCCGCCGTCGGCAGCACCACGCCTTTCGTCTGTTCCTGAGCGGTTCCGGTTTGTCCTGCAGTCGGTTCCGTCCCTTCCAGCATTCTGGTGGTCTCCGCAAACAGTCTGCCAATCTCCGTATCCGTCAGCTTCTTGCCCTTGTTCAGCTTGTTCTTCAGTTCCTGTCCCAGCTTGTATGCCTCGCTGTTTTCATCAAGGGTCTCCGCCGTCTCGATGATGCTGTTCACCATCTCGTCGCCCATCTTGCGCAGCGTGCTGCCGGTCTGCTGGTATCCGGCGTTTCGCTGCACCGTTCCGATGCCCACACCCGCCGTGGCCATGGTGCCGCCGGATAGTGCGCCGCCGAGGAAGTCCAGCCCCATCTCCGCCGCCTGCTGCGCCACTGCAAGGCCGAAGGCTTCGCCCTCCGTCTTGCCCTCCGCCATATATGCGTCGATGGTCTGCTGCCACTCGCTCTTGTCCTTGGCGATGAGAATGTCGGCAAACAGGTTGATGAAGTCGCTGCCCACTTCCTCCGCGCCTTCCGTGAACGCATTCTTCAGGATATATTTGATGGCTCCGTCTTCCCACTTGCCTTTCAGCAGCGCCTCGATGCTGAACTTCTCTGTAAACACTTCCGCCGCACCCGCGATGGTTCCCAGCATGAACGCCTGTGTATCTGTCAGTCCTCTATCCTTTGCGGCAACGGTGGCATCCGCCGCCGCGCCGGTGCCCATAATGGCAAGGGACATTCCCTCGCTCAGTGCGCCGCCTCCGCCGAATCCGCCCGTGATCGCAGTATTCAGCAGGAAGTCGCCCATACTCATGCCGGTCTGGTACAGGAAGCTGCCCGCCTGTCCCCAGTTCCCGCTCTGTTCAATGGTCTCCGCCACCTGATTGCGAATGGCGTTGTTGGCGTAGGAAAAGCGGTTGTACGCCGCATTCTGGTCGATGCTTCCGGTGCCGAGATAGTCCGCCGCCTGTCCGAGATAGCTCAGCCCCTTCATCGGGGAAGTCAGCACGCTGAACACGCTGCTGCCCACAGGTGATTCCTTGGCATAGTCTCTCCAGTACGCCTCTTCTTCCTGTCGCTGGCGATAGTTCAGATCGCCCGTCAGGTAGTCATAGTAGGCGTGTGCCGCGTCCTTGCCCTGCGAGGCGTACAGATAGTTGAAGATGGCCACTTCTTCGTCGGTCATCTGCTGCGATTCCGATCTGTTTTCTGTCGCCATGCCGAACAGAGCGCCCAGCGGGTTACTGTCCCCGCCATAGTTCGCCCCGGCTTGATTTGTGATGTATGCACCCGCCTCGCTGTTGCCGTTGATGTACTCATACAGCGGGTCATCCCAGCCGCTGGCATCGTCACTGTAGTTATCAAACAGAACGTCGAGGTTGGAGCGCTTCTTTCCGTTGGCCGTGCTCTTGTATTGGCTCTTTTCGCCAAAGTCTTCCGCGCTGGTCAGGTCGGCATACTGGTAATATTTCTTCCAGTCCAGCTCCTCCTGCAGCAAATCCGCCGCGCCCTGCGCCTCAGCAATCTTGCCGTCCATGGCCTTGGCCTGCGCCTGCAGCGCCTGTGCCTGCTGGCTCCATTGCATCAGCTCATTTGTCCCGCCGCGCCGGGAAGATACCTTGTTCATCAGCTGCTGTGCCTGCTTCTGCAGCGTCTTTTGCTGCTCTTGCAGTTGCTTCACATTGCTCTGTGCCGCCGTCAGGTCAGCGTTGATGGCGTTCTCGTCCGTTCGGATGGTCTTCTTCCAGTTGTCGAACAGGTTCTGCTGCTCTGTGCGGTAGGCTTCATAATCCTCCGCCGCCTGCTTGTACCGGTTCCACGCAGGCTCATAGGCGGCATAAGCGGCATCTACCGCCTTTGTCGCGTCTTCATACTGTTTCAGCGTGCTGGCATATTCCTGCTGCATCTGCTGCACAATCCCGGACGCAATAGCGCTGCTGCCCGCGTACTGCTGCAGCTCCGGCAGCTTTCCGCTCAGCTCGTTCAGCTTCGTATAGAGATTGCCCGCCGTCTCATTGGCGCTCTGCAGCTCCTCCGCCTTCTTTTTGGCGTTCGCCTCATAGGTGGTCACGGTGTTGTATTTCCGCTCCATATCCGCGCCCAGCTTCGGCTGCGAATAGTATTTCCCATCCGCCGTCGCGCCCACAAGGTAGTTCTGATAGCTGCCGTACTTCTGCTGCATGGCAGTGGAGCGGTTATACTCGCTCTCTGTCAGCTTATCAGATGCAGCTGCGCGTGCGGCATAGTTCTGCCGCACGCTGCTGTCATACTCGTCTCTGGTTTTCCCGCTCCGGTCGAAGCCTGTGTTGCCGCTGGCAGGATTCTTCTGCGTGTCTACCTTGCCCAGCTTCTGATCGCTCCACGCAGAAAAGCTCTGTACCTTTTGCGGCGTGCCGGTCGTCTTCGCTGCGCCGGTCGCCCGCCTTATCTTGTTGTTGCTCCACTCAGAAAAGGATGCCATACCGTGTCCTCCTTACTTGCTGGCGGCGTATTCGCAGTAGTCTTTGATATAGTCCGCGTAGCTGTTGTAGTTCTTTACCTCAGTGCCTCCGGTGCCGTACTGCTGTAGTGATGTCTTCCTGCGGCTCCACTCGCTCTTGGTCATCAGACCAGAGCGCACGCTGCCATCCACACCCGCCGCCTTCATGTAGGCAATGGCGCTGTCGTAGTCTGTCACGCCGGAGACATTCCCGCCGCCGGAATCGCCGCCGCTCTTGGTGAATCCCGCCTGTGTCAGCATTGCCTCTGTAATGCCGGGATTGCTCTGCAGGATGCCGTTCCATGTGTCAGCGTCGATGCTCGTTCCGTAGGCCGCCTTCAGTGCTGCGATGTCCTGCGCGCTCAGCCCGGTCGTCTCGGTCTCCTGCGGCGTTGTGTTTCCGCCGCCTCCACTGCTTCGGCTCCCTCTGGAAGAGGGCTTGCCCGCCGCCGTGGTGTTGAATCGGTTCAGCGCTGCTGCATCCGGGTTGATGCCCAGTTCCCGCAGTCCGGAGTAGTCGCCGTACTGTGCAGCCAGCTGCGCCAGCTGGTAGCGCCGCTCATAGTCCGTCGGGTTGTTGTCGGTATTGATGCCCAAATTGTTCAGGAACGAATTGTCGCCCAGCTCCGCCGCCGTCAGTGCCTTGTTCATGGCCTCGCTGCGTCTGGCTGTCTGGCTGTTCACCTCGTCCAGCAGCTGCCCATAGTTGAAGCTGCGGTCTGTGTTGAACTGGTTCAGATCGTTCAGGTACTTGGTGTAGTCCAGCTGCTCCAGCTTGCTGGCCGTCTGCAGGTCGTTGTTGATGCGGTTGTATTCATCCATCCACGCCTGATAGTCGAAGGCGCGGTTGGTGTTGTACTGCTGCATCTCATTGAGGAACTTGTCGTAGTCGTTCTTCTCCGCTCCCTGCACCGCGCCGAGGTCGCTGAGCTTCATGTTGTAGTCGTTCATGTACTTGTTGTAGGCCAGCTGGTAAAGCTCCGGGATTTTGTCCGTCATTTGGCTGGCGTAGTAGTCTCCCGCCTGCGACGCTGCGCTCACCGCATAACTGGAAGGGATGCCGCCGCTGGCTGCAGCAGCCGCGCCCAGTGCGTCCTGCGTAGCCCTCTGGCCTTCCCTCGCATACTGCTTGCGGTACTGACTGTAGAGCTGGTCGTTCTCCGGGTCATAGCTGAAGTCCTTCCGGTTTACGATCTGGCCAAGCAAGTCCTGAATGGTGTCATCGTATCGGTTCGTGTACTCCGGCTGCTTCTCCCCGTAGGAAAAGCTGCCGTACCCCAGCTGCTTGTCCAGCAGGCCACCGATGGTTCCTTCGTAGTTGTTCTGGTAGGTCGGTGCTTTCTCGCTTTGGAAGTCCTTTGGGGAAAGCGGGTCAAGGTAGAAGTTCGCACCTCTCTGCCCGCCGGTGTACCCGCCGTAGCTGGAGCGGATGCCCTCCGCGCCAAGGTTGGCCAGTGCTCTCGCCTCGTCCGTCGTGGCGTTGTGGTAGTCCTGTTTGTACTTCAGGATGCTCATGCCTGCGTCCGGGTTCTTCTGCGCCAGCTTCATGTCCGCGTCAGAGAACTGCCCGCCGAGGCCGCTGCTCTGTACAGCCTTCTGAAAATCATCGTAGGTGTATCTCGATGCCATGTTGTCTCCTTTCTTACAGCTCGCTGCCGTTGTAAACTTCGCGCACCAGAGAATAGAGCCTGCATCCGCCGGTGCCGGTCATCCGGATGCGGAAATGGTCGCACCTGCGCGGGATGATGGGGAGGTAGTAGCTGCGCTTCACTTCCGTCTGCAGTGTCTTTGCCGTCCGCCACACGCCGTCGCTGTCAAACTGCATGTCGATCTGCACGCTGGAATCCTCGTCCAGCTCCAGCCGCAGCAGCAGTTTCCCGATGCCCTTCTTTTCCGGTGTCGCCGTGGAAGAGGACGAATAGGTGGTGTACTCGTAGAAGTCCGCCCACTCCGCCTTCCATGCCACCAGCGCCTCCTGCGTCGCGCCCTGCGGCACGGTTCTGGCGTTCCCGTTCATCCATAGCTTTCCGCTCGCGTCGAGGCAGTACAGTTCCTCGTTCCAGCCCCAGCCTACCGCCTGCGTGTTGTCCTCCCTGTGCCACAGATTACTTCTGGTGTCGTAGACGAACAGCTGATGCGCCCCTGTCGTGTCCTGCAGCGATACGAAATACTTTGTTCCGTCGCTGCCCGCCACACCGTTGCGGAAGCGCTGCGTGCCGAATGCCGCGCTGATGCTCTGCGGGATGCCGCCGCTCCATGCCGTGATGCCCGTCCTGCTCAGGTAGAACAGCGTCTCACCCGCGATGGCAAGGCTTTCGTCGCTGCCTTTCTCCACGCCCAAGGACGCGCTGCCCATCACCTGAAAATTGGACGGCTTATCTCCGAACACCTTGTAGATGTGCTCCTCTTTGAAGAAGCACGGGTATCCGAGGTAGCTGCAGCACGCCGTAAAATCTCCGGTGCTTGCCACATCCACCGCAAAGCTGTCCGTGGCCACGCCGTCAAATACATTCCAGTTGAAGATGTCGCCCAGCTTGCTGGCGTAGATCGTGTCGCCCTTGCAGCCCCACAGCCGGTTTTCATTCTCACAGATATAGTCTAACTCTGGAACCGTGCGGCTGAGTTGCAATGTTTCGCTGTCTCCGCCGTCCGCGATGGTGAAGGTGTTCTCATAGAAGCGCAGGTCGTCCCCGCTGATCTCCCGAATGATGGCGGTCTTGTTGTTCTCCGGATGTTTCACTGCGCCGGAGATCGTCACCGCGTCGCCCTCCCGGAACTTCGTCGCCGCGCCGGAAGCGTGGATGGTGTTTGCCTTTGCCTTTTCTCCCGCATAGGTTCCGTCCTGAATCTTCGCGCCGCCGCTCCACTCCGCCTCCAGCGTGCCGAAGTCTCCCGTCAGCCGGTTGTAATATTTCTTATCCGGCAGGATGACGATGTACGCGCCGAGGCTTGCGAACTTCTTGTGCCCGTCCGTGACGATGCCCTTCAGCTCGCCGTCTGCGTAAAAGCCCGTTCCGTCCACCCAGTACAGCCCATCGTGGGCATACAGTCCGTTCGGCTTCGCCAGTGTTCGGCACGTCCACCGTCTCTCGCGCGGGCTGAGCAGGGGGTAGAAATCGCTGGTCAGGTTCTCCATATCCCACAGCTCTCCGTTCTCCGCTGCAAGCGTGTGATTGTATCCGCCGAACTTTACCTGCTTGCGCTTGCTGATGCCGTCTCCGTATGCCATGGCAGGAAGTCCGATTGCCATTAGCCCTCACCCCCGAACACAATAAACTTCTCCAGCGCTTCCAGCTGCATGGGCGTGATCTTCTCCGGCACCGGCGCGTGCTGCACCGTGAAGTCATCCTCCACCTGTGTCATGCCCAATGCCCTGCGCTCCTTCTGGTATCCCACCGCCGCGTCCGCGTCGCGGTAGGGGAAGGTGCCCCGCTCCGTCCACTTGACGTTGCCCTTCTCGTCCTTCTCTCCGTACTTCTCTGCCAGCTTCATTTCTTCGCTCTGTAGAAACTCCACGTGGCTCTGCAGCTGCTTCTTCACCATCATCACAGCAAACGCCGTCTGATAGTCCATCTCCTTCTGCTCCAGCTGCACCGCAGCCAGATAGGCGTTTGCGCATTCGATCAAATACATGCTTTCCCTCCTTAACTGCTGCTCACTTGAAGCAGCGTCCCGTTGACATACACATCTCCCGTCAGGTAGATGCCGCTATCGCCTCTGATGGCCATTCTCGTCCCCGCATACAGGAACACGTTCTCGTCCGCCTCCACGCTGATGCCGCTGGCGCTCTGCAGCTTCATGGCAAAGCCCACGCCCCGCACATAGTTCGTGTAGATGAACATGCGGTAGGCTCGCTCGTATTCCGTTCCCGCGCCCTGATCGTCCAGCCGGATGCCACCCGCCACATATCTGGTGTTCAGGTAGCAGAACTGAATCTCGCCGCCCACAGTGCCATTTGCCTGCAGCACGCTCTGGAAGGTGCTGCCTTCGATGGTGCAGCCGTAGATGTCAATGGCCTCAATGGTGCCCGTTGTGATGTTGTCTCCGTTGATGGTCGTCTCGCCGCTGGTAGACAGGTCTGAGAATGTCACCATGCCGGAGAAACTGATAGACTGGCTGCTCAGCTGCACGCCATTGGCCAAAAGCCTGATGGTGGAGCTGGCCGAACCGTTGGTCACGCTCAGCGTCATGCCGTTCACCGTCTGCGTCAGGGAAGAGATGTTCCCCTCTGCATCCGAGATACGGCTTGTCAGGCTCGTGGCCGTCTGCTGCAGTGTCGAGATGCTGCCTTCTGCGCTGCTGATACGGCTGGTCAGACTTTTGGATGTAGCCGTCAGCTGCGTGATGTTTCCCTCCGCGTCGTTCAGCCGCGCGCCCAGTCCCGCCGCCGTCACCGTCAGCGCTGCGATATTCGCCTCGTCATCCTTCAGCTGCACATACACCGGCTCTGTGATGATGTTTGCGATCTCCTCCAGCCCCGCGTCGTTGAAGTTCTCTTTGTCAAGGTTTCCCATGCTGTAACGCAGCTGCTCCAGCAGCATATAGAGATAGCTTGTGATCTTCTCAAACTTCTCGTCCGTGCTCTGCTCCTTTGTCAGCGTCGGGAAGGTGCTGTCTGCGGTCAATAGGTTACTTGGCATCCTCGTGCCTCCTTTCGCTCAGAAGGCGGAGACCGGCGGCATGCACCGGCCTCCGCCTGTCTCTCAGTCCTTCACCGCAGGCTCCATGCCCACGGCCTTCAGCTTGCGGTCAAACGCGCCGCCGCGATACTCCAGCACAAGGTTGCGCACCATGTCGTGGCTCAGGTCGATGATGTCCTCGTTGCCCGTCGGGTCGCTGCCGTCGCCGCCGAGGATGTTTGCGTCCATCAACTTTTCGATGATGTCGTGGAACTCCTTGTTCTTGATGTCCCGCAGCCGTTCGTATCTCACCATGTTTTCTTCCTCCAGTCTTTCGTTTACTTCCTTTGCGATCTGCCCGTGATGCTCGTACAGCCAGTTGCCGGGGCAGGACTTGTTTGCAAACCACCTGTGTACGGTCATGTTCTGCCGGTCTACCTGACCTACGAGGTTTTGATCTCCCTTCCACCGCAACTCAGGGATGTGGTTCCGCTTGCAGATGTCCACCAGCAGCTCGATGAGGCTCTTGTATGCCTTTTCCGTGATCGGCCACGGCTCGCCCTTCGCGCAGTTGGCCACCTCGATGGTCACAGCGCGGTTGTCGTTGCTCCTGTTGGATGTGCACCAGCTCGCGTATCCTTCCTCAACGTACATGCCGATGCGCCCGTCGCTGCCGATGCCGTAGTTGCTGCTGGATTTGCTCGTCTGGAACATCTGCCCGCAGCTCTCCACGCTCAGGTTCCCCGCCATGCAGTGGATGCTGATAGTGTCGATTGCATGGTTTCGCTTGCCGTAGGTGTACGGACTGAGCTTGGTGTAGCACACCAGCTTACTGTTGCTCATGGTCTTCCTCCTTGCCGGGTGTCGCGGTGCTCAGCATGTCCTTCAGCTTCTTCAGCACATCCACCGCATACGCCGTGAACGCTGCCAGCAGCGCGATATGTACCGCCGTCATCAGGTTCACCGTCTGTCCCTCCGCCTCGATGACCAGCAGATCAGGGTTCAGCCAGCCTGCGTAGTACACCGCGATGAGTGACGCAGCCACCACGCCGCCCTTGATGCAGCCGTTGCGGAACTTCATCATGTCCCATGTGCCCTCCATGAAGGCGTTCACGCTGCCGAGGGCGATGTTTGCCGCGATCAGCAGCACCAGCCCGATACCCAGTCTCACGATTGCAATGTCCGTCATGGTCTTGCTCCTTTCATAAGTCCGTTACCTGTTCTTCCTTCCTGCCGATACCACCGAAGCTCTCCCGCTTTTCAAACAGGCTCTTCACGCAGTACAGCAGCACCACGCCGATGATCTCCGTCACCGCCGTCCGGCTCAGGCTTTCCGCAATCTCCGTCCTGCCGAGGAAGGCGAGGGCGTAGCTGCACCACACCCAGCCGATGCCGTTGATAAGGCACGCCCACACAATGCGCTTGGTGGTCGTTGTCTTACTTGGCCGTCTTCTCTGATGCCTGCCCTTCATGCCCCTCTCTCCAGATCGTCAATGCGGTGGTTTGCCACCTTCAGCTTTTCCTCGAAGACCGCCGCCGCCTCTTCCAAATGGTAGGTGCGCTCCACCAAACCGTTGTGCTTCGCTACTTTCTTCTCCAGCTGCTCCAGCCGGTAGGCGATGAGCGCCGCGCTTTTCTTGTTTGCGAAGTACGCCCCCGCCATGGTGCCGATCATGCTCAGCACAGCCACAATGACCGTCTCCGTCATGCCGTCGCCTCCGTCCATCCATATGCGCCCGGTTCCCACACGTTCGCGTCCACATCGCTCGTCCAGTGTTTGCCGTTGTGGCTCACCTTTGCGCCCTTGGCGTAGGCATCTGTGCTGCCCACCGGCTGGCTCCACTCCGGCCATTCCTCCGCCGGGTCGGAGATGCCCACCCACAGCGACGGGCTGTCCTCCGGTTTCCAGTCCGCCTGCGAGGTGTGCGCCTGCAGGCATTTGTAGAGCTTTCCGCCGCGTTCCCTGATCTGTCCTGCGGTGTAGGCCACCGGGTACGCCCACGGGCTGAACAGCTCCGCGTGCTCTCCCGCCGTCACGCCGTCGATGTCTCCCCTCTCTGTCATGGTGACAAAGGCGATGCCCACCGCCTCGCTGCTGCTCTGCAAAACCGTGCCGGTGTCCTTCTCAATGAGCTGCACTTCCTCCAGTTCATCAAGCCCCGTGTGCCCCATCAGACGGTATACCGTGCCGTCCACGGCCACGCCCTGTGCGTCCTCCTCTTCGCAGAGGATGTAGAAGCCGTCCGCGTGCCTGCGGATGTAGTTCGGCTTCTCTGTCAGCGCGATCACGCCGCCGTCCTTTCTGATCTCGTACATGCTTTCACGCTCCTTTTTCCATCAGTCGTTTGTAGAACCTGTCCATCCGCCGCAGCACCCGGTAGCTGTTGCCCCGCCGCATGTGGCCGCGCCAGCTCTCGTATGCCGTGTGGATGTCTTCCTCTGTCATTCTGCCTTCCGCCATCCATCGCCGGAAGGTCTTCAGCTTCCGCCGCATCCGCCTTGCGCTTTTGCGGCACATCTTCCGCCGCACCTTCCCCGTCTCCGTCAGATAGAATCTCGTCTTCAGGAAATGCAGCTCCTGCAGCTTTACAATGCGCGTCTTCTTCTCGTTCATCCGGATGCCGAGGTCTGCGCATACCGCCCGGATTTGCTTCAGGCATTCCTGCAGGTAGTCCCGGCTCTCGTGGATGAGATAGCCGTCGTCCATATATCTGCCGTAGCCCTCGATGTGCAGTTGCTCCTTGATGAAGTGGTCAAGCCGATTTGGCAGCATCAGTGCGTCGATCTGGCTCACCTGACTGCCGAGGCCGAAGCCCCGCTCGCCAAAGTCCTCCATCAGGCCGCACGCCAGCTTTCGCACCCGCTCGTCCCGGATGCGCCGCTCGCTCTCTGCGTAGATCGGCGCGTGCGGCGCGGAGTTGAAGTAGTCCGAAAAGTCGAATACCAGCGCCCAGCCGTTCGTCCCGTGCTTTCGGTAGTGCCGCTGCAGGTGGCAGGTCAGCCTATCCATGGCAAAGTCGATGCCCTTGCCCTTCAGGCTCGCCGCGTTGTCGTACACGAACGCCGCCGAGAACAGCGGCACCAGCGCGTTATCGCACAGGCAGCGCTGCACCACCCGCTCCGCGATGTGCACACTACGAATGTGCCGCAGCTTTCCCCGTTCCATCAGGTCGAAGGCGAAAAAGCCCTTGGTCTTCCATGTGCCGTCCATCAGCTCCCGGTGCGTCCGGGCGATGTTGGCGGTAAAGTTGCCGAGATACCGCTGCGTGGAGCATTTCCAGCCCACGCCCTTGCAGCATTCCCGTCCCGCCCGGTACAGGTGCTCGTAGCTGAATACCTGCTCAAAGCTCCCGCACGCCTCGCTGCGTGCATCTCTTCGCCGCTGGCGTTCCGCTTTTCTTCTCCTGTACCGTGCCTCGTGTCTCTCTTCGCTCGTCATAATTCTCCTCGCCCGTTAGGGCATCCCCTGTACGGAATTATTCTTGGGTGCGTGTTCTATCCGCGTGGCAGTACCAGCCATGGAACGGGCTGTCCGCACATTCGCCCGCCATGCAAGAAGCGTCCGGCTGACTGCATCAGAGGATTGTTTTGGCTGTGCCGGGAACAAGCTCTCCTTCTGCAAGTGTGCTGCTTCGCCGCTGCCGGTTACTGTCCTGACCCATCTCTTGCAGAATCCGAAGGCCACGCCATTCGCATTGCTCGCGTTGTTGTAGTTGGCGTTGCCGTTGCTGTTGACATTGCAGAAATTCGTGGAGTTGCTGCCATTCGGAGAGCGCTCCCACCAGTTGTTCGCGCTGCCGCAAGTGCAACAAATACAGAGCTTGACCCATGTTCTTCATTCCGGAAGGTCTTTGTACCGCTGCCGGTCGTTCTTCTTCACCGCCGCGATGAGCTTCGCTTCCTCGCAGATGAGGTCGCCCCAGCGCTGCATCGCCTTGTGAATCCACCCGTAGCCCTCCGGGTTCTGCAAAATGCTGTCATACAGCAGCTGCAGCTTTTGGCTGAGGTTCTGCAGCGCGTTGTTCGCTCGCATCAGCTCGTCTCTGCGCAGCTGCGCCTCGTGCCGGTTCGTCGGCCAGATGTTGTTCGCCGCCCGTACCCGGTCATGCACCTCGCTGCTCAGCTCCATGATGCGTCCCGTCAGAAACCGCTCGTACCGCTTCGGTGCCTTCATGCAGCACGCGAAGGTGTGTGCCTCCAGCTGTCTTGCCGTTTCGATGAACTGCACGCTGCTCTCGCCCCGTTTGGATTTGTAGACCGACATGGTTCTCTCCCTTCCATCCCGCAGCACACAGGCTGCGGGATTGCCTTAGATGCTGGATTAAAAGCAGAAGCCGAAGGCCACGCCAAACGCAATGCTCGCGTAGCCGCCGCTGCTGTACACATTGCAGAAATACGTGGAGCTGCCGCCATTCGGAGAGCGCTCCCACCAGGAGTACGCGCTGCCGTTGAGCTTCTTCACCTTGCTGTTGCCCGCCTTGTAGTAGTCGTACTGCGTGCCCTCGCCGCTCTCGGAATAGCTGACGCTGCCGAAAATCTCGATCTCGCTCAGCAGAAACAGCTTGTCCGCCGTGGTGTTAATGGTGGCGCTCTGGCTGCCCGCCGAGGTCATCTTATTCACCTCCCGGATGCCGTTCTGTACCTCCATCGGCATCAGCGCCAGAATGGCGGGCAGGTGTGTGCTTCGCATGGCGCAGCTCGTCCAGCCGCCGCTGTTGGTGTTGGAGCTGTTCATGTTCTTGGTCTCGCCGTAGCAGTCGTGCAGCTGGAAGGTCAGCGGTGCCTTCCCGCCGGATGCGTAGGTGTCGTGGTTCTTGCCGATGATGTCCACCTGATAGCTCGCACCGTTGATGGTCATCGTCTTGCTGTTGCCCACCACCCATGTGCTCGGCACGCTGCCGCTATGGCACGCTGCGATGATGGCAGACCAGTCGTTGTCTGCGAAGTTGTTCTTCAGGAAGCTCACCGTCACAGCGCAGGTCTTGCTGGCCGGTGCCGTGTGGTTCGTTCCCGCCGCCACGCTGATCGTAATGGTCGCGCTGCCGTTGGCCTTTCCCGTCACCGTCACCGTGTTGCCCGATACGCTCACCGTTGCCGCCGCTGTGTTGTTGCTCGTGGCGCTGATCTTGCCGTCGCCGCTGCGCGTCACTGTGATGGTCTTGCTCTTCGTCGTGGTGTCCAGCGTCATGCTGGTGGTGGAGATGGAGAGGCTGCCCGCCGTCTTCCCGATACTCCAGCTCGCGCTCTTCGCCGTCGTCGTGCCGTCCGCCCAGCGGTAGTTGCTCTTCGGCGTGAAGGTTGCCGTGTAGCTTCCCGCGTTCGTGCCGGAGGTCGTGCCGCCGATAGTCAGCTGTGTCGTGCTGTAGTTGTTCCATGTGGGGGACTGGCTGCCGCCGTTATAGGTCAGGCTCCCGCTCTGGCTCGGCACCGTGGAGATCGTCTTCCGGTTCACCGTCACGCTGGTGGTGGCCGTCTTGGTCACGTTCCGCTCCGTGTAGCTCACCGTGATCGTCTGCGTGCCCACGGTATTAAGCGTCGCGGGGCTGCAGCTGTAGCCCGTCACATTGGAGGTGGCTCCGTCGGAGTAGGTGGCCTTCACCACCATGCCCGTGCTCTGGAAGCTGTCGCCATACTCATAGACCTTCTTCGTCGGCTGCGCCGTGATCTCGATCTTCGTCAGCCGGTGAATGACCGTGATAGCCTGCTCCGCCGTCTTCGTCACGCCGCCCTCGGTGTAGCGGATGGTTACCTTCGTTGTGCCGTCCGCCAGCGGTGTGTTCGGCTCGTAGCTGTAGCCCGTGCATTGCAGCGTCGCACCGTTGGAGTAGGTCGCTGTCACCACCATGCCCGCCGGGTCAAAGGTCTCGCCCTGCGTGTAGGTGGTCTTCGTGGGTGCCTTCGTGATGGCGATGCCGGTCAGCTTGATGCCGCCGCCTCCGCCGCCCACCATGTTAAATACCAAACTCATGCCGTTGCCTCCGTTCTCAGAATGTTCACGGTCAGATTGGCCGTGGGTGCTTCATTGCAGTGGAAGGTCATCTTTCCCGCCGTGGTCACATCGTCGGCGTAGATCACCGCCTCTGCGTAGCCTGCAAAGCTGTCTCCCGCAGGGCATACCGTGTAGGCGTACCCGCTCGTGACGAACTTGCTGTTGCTCACAGTCTGCGCGTTGCCGCTCCATCCCGCCGCCGTCAGTGTCACCGTGAAAGAGACCGCCTTCCCGCTCTTTCCGTTCCAGCTCGTCCGCTCGCTCGCCGTGATGTGCGCGGTGGTGTTGCCCTCGTGATCGTCGAGGTTGCCCTGCACGGCTGCCGCAGCGCCCGCCGCCTCTTTCCCTGCAAGCGCGGTGCGGATGTCGCTGTGCGCCGTACTGGAGCTGTTGTGTGCCGATACCGCGCTTGCCGCCGTCCCCGTCGGGTCTGCGCCCGCCTGTGCCGCCGTCACCTGATGCGGGTTGTCCGTGTTGCCGGTGTGTGCGCCGAGGCTCGTGGCGTTGGCTTTCTTGTCCAGCCCCGTCTTCACGCCGCCGCTGGTCACGGGGTTCGTGCTGTTCGCCGTCGGGGCTGTGTCGAAGGTCAGCTTGTCCTGCTTGCCGTTCCACTTGGTGCGCTCCGCCGCTGTGATGTGCGCCGTGGTGTCGCCCTCGTGGCCGTCCAGATTGCTCTGCACCGCCGCCGCAGCGCCGGAGGCATCCGCCCCCACCATCTCCGCCGTGTAGTCGCCCTTCTGTGGCTTCACGATGCCGCCGCGCCCGTTGAAGCTGGTCACGCCGCCGCCCGCAATGGCCTGTGCGCTCTCGCACCAGTATTTGGCGTTGTTGCTGTCCTCGCCCTCGCGGGTGCCGGTGCCGCCCACCGCCCAGCTTTCGGCGGTCTTGCTGTTGGCTGCCACCTGTGTGGCGCTCTGCGCCGCCGCTGCGGCGCTTTCCTCCGCGTCTGCGGCAGCGCCCTCCGCCTTCGCCTGTGCGCTCTGTGCCTTGCTCTGTGCGCTCACCGCGCCCATCTTGGCGGTTTCCGCTGCGGTCTTGGCGCTCGTTGCCGTGCTGGCCGCTGTCTCTGCCGCCGCCTGTGCATCCTCTGCCGCGCTCTGCGCGTTTTCCGCCTTGCTGGCAGAGGTTGCCGCCGCCGTCTTGCTGCTCGCCGCTGCAGTCTCGCTGGCCTTGGCGTTCGTCTCAGCAGTCTGTGCTGCGGTCTTGGCGCTCGTTGCCGTGCTGGCCGCTGTCTCTGCCGCCGCCTTGGCGCTTCGCGCGTCTGTCGCGCTCTGTGCTGCCGCTGTGGCGTTTGTGCCGCTGGTGGAGGCGTAGCCCTTGGCGCTGCTCTCCGCCGTCTGTGCTTCTCCCGCCGCGTCCGTGGCGGTCTTGGCGCTTGCTGCCGCCGCTGCGGCTTTCTCCGTTGCGGTGGTTGCGCCGCTCTTGGCTGCGGCTGCGTCTGCGCCGGTGGTCCGTGCTGCGGTCTCCGCCGCACTCTGCGCCGCCTCCGCCGCCGTCTTGGCGTTCTGTGCCGCCGCCAGCGTCTGGCTCACCACATCGCCCTGCAGCTCGCTCAGGCTCAGCAGCTCCTGCCACTGTGTGTCGCTTTCGTACTTCCACTGCAGCTGCTGCGCGGTTTCGTCATAGCGGATGACGATAGGCTCGCCGCCGTCGCCCTTCAGGCTCTTCAGCCATTCCTCCTCCGTCCCCTGAAAGCCGTGCTTCACGGCGATGCCGTAGGCGGTGATGTAATACCCGCGCCACTCGGTTCCGATCTTCGTGTTTCCGTACCCGCTCATACATATACCTCCTCGTGGGTATCTGCCGGACGGTAGTTGAGGGCAAACCAGCGCATGAACTCGCCGAAGAAGCTGTTGAACATCTGCATCGTGTTCTGGTACTTGTTGTACTCGCCGTTGGCGAAGTCGATCATGGCCGTCAGGTATGCCCAGTAGATTTTGTCGTGCGGCGGCTGCGCCAGCAGCTCCTTGTCCTTGTCCGCGTCGTACTGGTAGGTGATGATCTCCTCGCTCGCCCACAGTAAGACCTCGGTCTGCACCAGCCCTTCACACTCGTTCAGCCACTTTGTCTTCGCCTCGTTTGAGAAGGCGTTGGGCTTGATCTCGTCTACATAGTCGATGACGCTCTTCAGTGTCGCCATTATCCGTCCCCCTTTCCTCGAAATGAAAAGCGGGGCAGCGGCCTGCGCCGCCGCCCCGTCCGGTCTGTGTTCTGATTAGTTGCTAGTCGATGTGGCAATGAGCTGCGTGCCGCCAGTCACGCCGCCCACGGCATAGCCGCGCCAGTCGTTGAAACCGGCGATGAAGCGGGCGTAGCCCTTCCACACGTTGGCATCGTTGCCCGCCAGCTCGCTTCTGACCTCCAGCTGCACGCGGTCAAGCCACATGGCGCTGCCGTACTCGTCGTTGTACTTCTTGTCCAGCAGAATCCACGGAGCCGTGCCGGACGCGATGAACTGGTTCAGGTACGGCCACACCACCACGTTCCAGCGGCCAAAGTTGTAGTTGAAGCCGTTGTTGGCAGTGGCAGGGTCTTTGTCCGCGCCGATGGCTGCGAACACGTCTCGCTTGAGCTTGTAGTCGTTGGGGATGAGGATGGTGGTGGGAGCCACATCCAGTACCTCGTCGTTGTCGCCACGGAAGTCCTGCATCTTCGCCTCCATCGCCATCAGCGCGTCGTTGCTGAAGGCATCAGAGAACTGGTTGGACTGGTTGGACTTGCCCAGCTTGCTGGGGTGGTTGGTGGCGAACAGGCACTTGCCATCGGCGGTCTTCACGTCAAAGGTCTTGCCGGAGAAGGTGGTCTCCGTCTTCTTCTGGACAGCCGCGCCGATGAGGGCAGCGCCGAACTTCTCGCGGGTGCGGTAGTAGCTGGTGATGAAGCCAGCAGGCTGCTTCTTCAAATCCATCAGCTTTGCATCCTCCACGATCTCACGGGACAGGGAGAAGCTGTTCTTCCACGTCATGTGTTCGAGGAACTTTGCGAAGCCCTCCTGCATACCGTCCACGGGGTAGTCGCCGTTCTCGCCCACCGGCTGGAAGCCGTCCATGGCCGTCATGGTGGAGAACTTTTCGCCCCAGTGGTTGCTGCTGCCCATGTTGAACAGCTCCGGCAGCATACTGGTCTGTTCAAACGCCTCGCCCCTCTTTTCGAGGAACATCTTGATCGGCTCCTGAGACTTGCCGAAAATGCTGTCCTGAAGGCCGGAGCCTTCGGTAAAGGTGATATTAGCCATTGTTCACTGTACTCCTTTCGTCGTTCTTAGAAGCGCACGCGGCACATGCTGCCGCTGGCGGTGCCGTCCATGTACACCACCTCCGCCACGCCGTTGGTGGTCGTGGCCGTGACCTGCAGGCCGTCCGTGTGCAGCGTCACCTTGTCGCCCAGCTTGATGCTGGTTGCGGCAGCTGCAAAGGTGGTCTCCAGAATCATGTCCTTGCCCACGCGGATAACAGGGATGATGTCGCCCGCCGTGCACTCGCCGTCCTTTTCGCACATGGAGATGTAAGTGGGCGCGGTTGCGCCGGTAGCCAGCGCCAGCTGGCCGGTGGTCTGCGTCAGTGCCATGCCCACCTTGGGTGTGATGGCGCTTGCGGGCAGGTATTCAATACCCGGCACGCGGTTGTCATCAGTGGAATAAATCTTGAAAGCCATTGTGCTTTTCTCCTTTCGCTTCGTCAGCCCTTTTTATGGCTGCGGTTGTAGTGTGCCTGTATCTCTGCATCCGTGGCACCCGGATTCAGCGCGCGGTACATCTCCTTCACTTCAGCCGGTACGCTCACCGCGCCCGCGCCTCGTTCCTTGGTCTGTCCCATGTGCTGCTTGCCCTGCAGGTTGTTGAGAGCTGCCTGTCTGGTGGCCGCCGCCGCGCTGCTGGTCAGAGCCTCGAAGTTTGCCAGACGGTAGGCATCCACCAGCGTGTTGCCCTTCTTCACCAGCTCGTAGAACTTCGGATAGGTCTCCATGGCCGCAAGGTCTTTCAGCTCCCGGATGTTGGGGTTCAGCTTGCCGATCTCCTTTAGCTGCTCGTCCACCTTCACCCGTGCCTGTGCCTCGTTGGCCTCCTGCTGTGCCCGCTCCGCCGCCGCCTGCGCTTCCTTGGCCTGCTTCACTTCCGGCAGGTCGTTCACGAATGCGTTGAACTCCTCGTCGCTCATCCCGCTCTTCTTCAGCACGCGGGCTTTGCGCTCTGCATCGAAGCGCTGCCGGTACTCGTCGTACTCCGCCTTCGATGTGATGGGCTGCTTCGTGTACGGGTTCACCAGTCCGCTGTTTCGGAACGCCTCGTCGATGGTGCGCCTCGCTTCTTCCTGTGCGTCTGTGCGCGCCTTCTCCACGGCGGCATCCCGCTCCGCCTCCGCCTTGCGGCGTGCCGCTGCAAACGCTGCGTTCTGCTCCGGGGTCTGCTTGCCCGTCTCACTATGATCTTCGCCGTCCTCCGCAGCTCCCTGCGGTTCTTCGGCGCTTGTGTCCTGCGTCTCTTCTTCGGCAGGGTCGGCGGCTTCCTGCTCTTCTGCGCCTTGCGCCTGTGTGGTCTCGTCCGTGGCAGGGTCGGCGATCTCCTGCTCTTTTCCGCCTTCGTCAATGCCAAACAATGCGCCGTAGTCGATGTCCATGTGTTGTGCTCCTCTCTGGATTTTTGCGCTTTTCCTGCGAATGTGGGGCTTGCTTTGTCAGATGATCTTACTTGTTCTTGCTGCCTCTCAGGTCGTTGCCGGTCTTCACGGTGCCGTTGCCCTTCTTGTTGTCGCCGCTGAAGGGTGCCTTCACCACCTGCGCGCCGGTGTTCTTGATGCTGCCAGCGTAGGTCTTATCTGCCATCTCTGCGTCCTCCTTTCTTTCCTTGATGCTCCTTTGTGTCACGGTCGGCGGCGCGGGTGCCCCAGTCCCGCGCCGCTTCCCGCTTCAGGAGGTCGGGCGATACCCGAATGATAGGGAAGTATCTATGTCAGACGGGAGCATTCGCTCCCATGGTCTGCCCGGAATCACGCGCAGCGTCCTGCTGCGCTCTCTGGATGACGGCCTGTGCGGTCTGCATGTCCAGCCCGCCATTCTGCTGCCGCTGCATCTGCGCCTGCTGCATCTGCTGCTGTGCCATCTGCATCTGCATGGCCATCTGCTGCTGCAGCTGCTGTTTGTGCAGTTCCTCTTCGAGGTATGCCCGCGTCTCTCCGGCTCCCGGATAGTGCAGCAGCTCCATCTTCGTCCAGAACAGGATGAGCGTCTGAATCTGCGCCGGGTCTCCGAAGGCTCCGGTCTGCAGGTTCATGCGCGTCTCCTGCCACATGGCCTCGCGGTTCGATGCCAGCGGGGCAGAGGTATCGCAGCTGAAGAGGAACTGATCGTTCCAGCACCACTCTCCCGCCGCGTCCTGTTCAAGGAAGTCATAGCGGTTGAACGTCTCGTACTGTGCGTTGCCGTGGATGTCGTTGGACACCACCGGCCTCGGCTCGTCCGTGTACGCCAGTTTGAACTTGAACATGGCCTCGAACAGCGCCGCATACGCCGCGTCTTTCATCACGCGCTTGCTTTCCAGTCTGCCAGCACTCTGCGCCGCCGCGAACTCCTTGGCTTTGCCGCTGGTGGCCGTGCGGTCTGTACGCCCCTGAAAGCTGTCCGTGATGCCGATGATCTGCCTTGCCTCTTCGTATACCTGTGACAGGTACACCATGTCCTGCTCCACGTTGCCCTGCAGGTCGTATACGTCGATCAGCGCTTTGGTGGCCGCATTGCCCGGTCGGATGACCTTCATGTCCTCCGCGTCCACGCGGATGCTGGCCTCGTCCGGCAGCGTGATGTAGCTGCCAGATTTCAGCAGCTTGTCGATGATCTTGCTCTCGATGCGGTTGGTGGTGTTCTGCTGGTCGGCGATCTTGTCAATATCGCTGTCTCCCAAGAACCTGCCGTACACGCTCACGTTCTTCTGCAGGATGACCGGGAAGATGTCTGGCTTGTAGAACGGCACCTTCGTCGGCTCTTCGATGATCTCCACCACCGGCAGCCCCAGCTCGTCCGTCTCTGTGTCGGATGCCACCTCTCGGCGTACCATGCCGCCGATGGTGCTGCCGTCGCTTCTGGTGACGGCCACAGGGATTTCCTCGAACTCTTCCTCGGTCTCCTCCCACTTACTTCCGCCGCAGTATGGGCATTTCTTCCGCCCGCCCCGCAGCGGCAGCGGCCTTGTCTCTCTTGCAAGCGCATCCGCCGCCGCGTCAAAGTCCACCTCCGCCGCCGCGCTCATGCCGTTCGGTAGCAGGATGTCCGGCGCGTCCATCTCCGGCTCCGTCAGCAGCGGCTCCACCGCGCCGCACTTCACGCACCTGCGCAACCGTCTCGCCTGATAGTCTTCAAGGTCTTCCAGCTGCGTGTCGTTCACCCAGCTGTAAAGACCGATGCCGCCCTTGTCGTTGCGGTAGTAGGCGATGTACTGCGTCACAAGGTCGTTCGCCGTGGTGTCCCCACCGGTGCCCTTGATGTCCGGCTCTTCCTCGCTCTCGTCTGATACGTCCACATCGTAGCGCCTGCGGATGTATTCCTTCGTCTGTGGGATTTTGAGGATGATGTAGTCCATGTCCTCGATGCCTGTGTACACGCCGTCCTGCGGGATGATCTGCTTCGGGTGAAGTGTGGATACCGCCAGCTCCCCGATGGTGAAGTGCGTCCGCTGCGTGTTGTCCCACTCCACCAGAAACGCCGCGCCGCCCTGAATGGGCACCGTCCGCTCCATGATGTCGTTGAGCTGTTCAAACGGCATTCTGTCAAGCTCGTTGCGCAGCATGTCCTCGATGAGCTTTGCTTTCATCTCGTCCTGCTTGCGTCTGGCCGTCACCTTCGGCTGCGGAATGTTGCTGTCTGTCTGCGCCTCGATGATCTCCGCGCAGATATTGCGCACATGTACGGCCTTCGTCTTCCGCTCGCCCTGCACGATAGGCCGCATTTCGTTCGTCCCGGCATACAGCGCCTCCCGCTCGTCCATGCGGCTGGTCTCGTCGTCGTATGCCGCTTCGTTGGTCTTTAGTCTGTCCTGCCAAAGCCGCAGCTTGTTCTTGTCCTGTTTCTTCATAGCGTCCTCCTGTTATCGCTGCGGATTGCCCCAGCGTTTACGCAGCATCTCCCGCTCCGTCGGTGATGCGTTCTCATAGTCCTCCCACATGGATGCCGTCCATAGCCGCGCCACCGTTTCCTTCTGTGCGATGTAGCTCTGCTGCGGCCTGATGTAGTGCGCGATGGCAAGGCTCAGCACGCAGTCATCGTGCGCTCCCAGCTCCGCCTCCGGCTTCAGCGTCTCCGGATTGCGCACGAAGGTCAGCATCTCCTGCAGCGTTGTCTCGTCGTTCACGATGGTGATGTCATCCCGCACCGCCTTGATAAGCTCCGCAAGGATGACCGGCCTCGTCTTCGTGTTGGTGAGAAAGCCAAAGCTCTGCTTGATCTTGTGCGTGTAATCGTCGATACTCTCCCGGATGTACTGCTTCGGATACCGCAGCCGCTCCAGCTCCATCACCGGGTAGGTGGAGAAGTTGGTCTCAATGCCGATGAGTGCCGTGTTGTAATGCCGCCCCAAGCAGTAGACCTGCCGCGCGAACACATCCTCGTCGAACTTGCCCCGCAGCACCGCCACCTGCTCTCCGGTTCTGTTGTCCAGCACCTGCGTCACAAAGCTGTCGCTGCCTTCTCCGGCAGTGTCTCCGCCGATCACATAGGGCACGCCCTTCTCCGGCTTCTTGTAGACCTTGATGCAGCCATCCCTCGCGTCCTCCCATCGGATGTCCGTCAGCGTCAGCCCGTCATCCGCGTATGTGAAGAGGCCGGTGCACACCGGTTCCTTCAGCTCCTGCAGCCGTCTTCCGATGGCCTTGCCGTTGAATACCGTCTTGCCCGTCACGCCCCACATGCCGAGGCAGTAGACCTGATAGTAATATTCGTCCGTCTCCTGAAAGCTCTCCAGCGTCCGTATGGCTGCCGCATCCAGAAAACGGTTGTCCTTGTAGGTGCTCTCGTGCACCCGCGCTCGTTTGTCCCGCCGGTCAAAAAATCGTTTCTTCAGCCAGTGCTGAATGCTGATCGGGTTGAAGCTCAGGATTATCTGCTGGTACTCCCGCGTCTTTCCGCGCAGTCGGATGTCAAGCTGGTTGAAGTCTCCCTCCAGCAGCTCGCTGGCCTCTTCAATCCAGATGCCCGTGATGTTGTAGATGGATTTCAGCTTCTCAACGTCATCCAGTCCCGCAAAGATGATCTCGCTACCGTTTTGGAAAGAGATGGTCAGGTCTGATTTGTTGGCCTTGTACCCGCTGTCCGGGTAGAACTCCGCCAGCTGTCCCAAAAGCTGCTTGAAGCAGCTCTCTCGCAGCGTCCTCGCTACCTTACGGCACACGAGGAAGCGGTGTCCCGGCTCGTTCACCGCCCGCTCCAGTACCTTCCGTCCCGCGAAGATGGACTTGCCCGAACCGCCGCCGCCCTTCAGCACCAGATAGCGGTGCGTGTCAGCGAACAGAGGAAGGAAGGTCTCGTTATTGGTCTCCCGCAGCCCCTCGTACCACGTTACGATTTCATAGAGCTTGTCGATCTCCTCGCGGCTCATGGCCTTCAGCTCAGAGGCCGTCCACTTCGTCTTCATCGCACTCGCTCTCCCCGTCATCAGCCCTCAGCAGTGCCAGCTTCTCGTGGTAGGTGGCGGCGTGCTTCATGCTCTCGCGGGTGTCCTTGCCCAGTTCGACCTCCTGCTTCTGCTTCCAGCCGTAGTTGTTCTGCAGGTTGAAGATGATGCCCTGCACGCCCTTCTCCCGTGTCAGCAGCTCCTGCTCCAGATACGCCTCGATGCGGGTTCGCGCCCCTTGGCATATCCCCGCCAGCTCCGGATGCAGCACAGCGTCCGCGTAGTTCTGCCATGTGCTCCGGTCAATGTCCAAATACAGGCACATGCCCGTCACACTCGGCGGCACCACGAACTGCACCACCTTGATCTCCTCGCCGTCATCGTTGCGGATGATGCCGCCGGTGTCGTCTCTTGCCGGAATTGTCCGTGATATGCTCCGGAAATAACGCTCGATTGCTTCCCGCAGTCCCTTTTTCGTGTATTTTTTCGGCCTTCCTGCAGCCATCTGCGCCACCTCCTTGCTCCGGCGCTATAAGGTTCCCGCGCGTGCGTGCGCGCATCGTGCGCGCTTGTCGTGGGGAAAAATTCATTTTGCCGCACAGCCTTCGCCCGCCCCTCGAATTATCTTGCTGTGCTCTTACCCGCTGGCGGTGTGCGCCAGCTCACGCTATCATGGTACGACAAAAAGTGTGTCGCTGAGTTGCAACTTTGCCGAAAACGAAAAACGCACGCAGGTGTGTTCCTGCGTGCGTTCTGCGTGTGTTTTTACAGCTGCGTTGGGAAGTTCTCGTAATACTTCCGCACCTTCCGGTACAGCGTGGTCTTGTCCATGTGGTGCCGCATGGCCAGCGCCGTGGCGCTGGCATCCGTGGTCACAAACTCGAATAGCGCCTGATAATACTCCCCGCCGTGCTCCAAACACAGGTTGAGTATCTTCTGCTGCGCCGCCTCGTCCAGCTCCCGGTAGCGGCGGGAGGTGAAGTAGATATACCCCTGCCGGTTGTAGTCCGCCTTCACGCCGCGCTTATATCGAAACATCTGCTTCACCTCCCGTGTTATCATACGCCCGCGAAGCTCTCCCGGATGGTGCCCCCCCGCGTCTCAAAATCCACCACATGGAACCGCCCCAGCGGATGGATGTATATCACCGTTCCGTCGTAGGCGCGTCTGCGTGCCTTTCTTTTCCGGTTCCGGTCTCTGATCTCTTCCGTCTCTCCGAAAGTCTCCGGCACCCGCTGCACTCTGTCTCTGATCTTCACAGTGCTTTCCCTCCGTGGCGGTACGGGCGCGTGCGGTTGTACTCGTGCTTCTGCGCCAGCACCGCCTCCACATCCACGCCTTCCTTGCCGCACCAGTCGAGGATGCGGATGAGACAGTCCACCATCTCCGTGGCAATGCCCTCCGGCTTGCAGCTGTGCTCCGGCTTGCCATCCACTTCGCACTGTTTTTCCTTGTCGCAGTGGCCGCAGCAGCCGTAGATCATGGGTTTCCCGTTGCGGTATTCCTCCAGTGCCTCGGACAGTTCGCTGTGGCACAGCGCCACAATGTCTCCGAAGCTGCGCGGCTCGTCCCACCAGCCGTGCGCCACCGCGTTCTGGTGAATGTCCCGTGCCCACTCGTTCAGTGTCTTTGCCATATTCAATTCCTCCCGGTTATATATTGCCCCGCATCAGGGTCTGCCTGATGGAGTACGCTTTTTCATGCGCGCAGGCTGCGCCGCCGAAGAACCGCTCCACTCACGCCTGCGCATCTCGAAGTGGATATATGTCCCTCGGTTGATATTGTTCTTGTAGCAGGTGGCCTCCACCAGCTGAAAGTCCGGGTAGCGGTCTTCAAACCACTGCCACTGCGTTCCGCATTCAATCGCTTCCTCAATGTCCGTAATGTCGTCCATGTTCAGCTGGCCGTCAAACTGTGCGCACTGCGGAATGGTCAGGTTCCGGCTCTGGTTCCAGCGCTTGAAGAAATGCTTGTCCTTGGCGATGTAGTGTGCAAGGCCAGTCACGCCGGATTCGTTGAACTGCAGCCGCTTGCTGTTGGCATAGCCCAGCCCCCATACCTTCTCGATGGTGTCGCGGTCTAATCCGCCGCTGAGGATGACATGGTGATGCACTCTTCCGTTGGTCTTGCCGTATTCCGTGCAGCTGATGTACTTCAGTTCCAGCCCCAGCTTTGCATACCGGCGCTTCAGTCTGCGGATATAATTGCTCAGGATGCGCTGCGCTTCCTCCTCCGTCTGCGGCTCTTCGCCGGGACGGTAGGTCAGATGCAGGGCAATGTCATCCTCGGTGAAGTTGCTGTGCACTAAGCGGGTCAGCTTCTTCTCCGCGTTCTTCTGGTTCAGCTTCTGCTGAATTTCGCTCGTGGGCTTGCACCGCGATCTCCGCTTCCCCGGCGCTTGGAATACCGGATATATGTCTCCGTCCATGTAATCGCCGCAGACATATACGCTCTCCCGGTTGAATGTTCTCCCTGTGTACACCCCCGCAGCTCCTCTCTGGTTGCTAAGTTAAGATTGGTTACAAGCCTCAATTCGCGCGTGCGCGCGCGAATTATATATAAGTATTCAGCCTGCCATCGTCAGTGCCGGGAGGCTGTCCCCGGCAGACAGGACGCGCTGTGCGTCCTGTTTCGGCTATGTGGATAAATAGTGCCCGTAGCACCACGCTGGCGGTGCATTCCCTTCCACGCACGCTTCTTTGCCCTTCGGAAAAAGCTGCGTCACCCGCCCGTAGGCGCTCTGCGGTTTCATCATGGGAATGCCGTCCGCCCGCGCCGGTGCGCGTTCCTCCGGCCTTGCCTTGTATCCGCAGCGCAGCGCGTCTGTGTCGCGGCTCCATTCCTCCCGGAAGGCATGTGCGCAGCTGCTGCAGCTCGGTTTCATGTTTCGCTCCTTCCCGCGCGCACGCGGCGCGCGGATTGTTTCGATCTCAGATTAAAGGCAGAAGCCGAAGGCCACGCCAATCGCAATGCCCGCGCCGCCGTAGCCGGCGTCGCCGCCGCTGCCGACACCGCAGAAAAGCGTGG